AACGACGTTGCTTTCAGGCGCCGGAACGCGGCCTCGATCGCGGCGTCGTCGTCGTCCGCGTTCACGTCGACCTTCCCGTCGTACTGCGCGTACGGGCCGGGCGTTGAGCGCATCCACACGCGCCAGCGCTTCACGCCGCGGCCTCGTCCGTGCGCACGTGCTCGATCGGTGTGCCGGCCGGCTGCGTGCGCCAGTCCGGCCAGCGCCGCGCCTCGTTGCGGTACTGCTTCGCGAGCAGCCCGGCCGCGATTTCCTCCGGCTCCCAGCCAGCCCGCCAGGCGCCGTCGAGCGCGAGCAGCACGATGTCGATCCATTCCCCGAGGTCGCCCGGCGCGCTCAGCACCTCGTCGAGCTCCTTGCGGATGTGCGCGACGACCGCCTCCGAGCGCGTGCCCGGGCCGAACGTACGCAGCGAGAACTCGCGCTGACGCTTCAGGTGGGAGACGAGATCGGCGGAGACGACCCAGCCCGGGGAGGCGTAGTCGTCCCGGGGCAGCGGTGGCTTCGGCTCGGCCACGGCAGGCGGCGGCTCCGCCGCCTTTCGGGCTGCCTCCTCCGCTCGGGCGCGCTCCTCCGCCTCCCGCTGCTTCTGCGCTTCGGCTGCCGCGCGCTCCTCCTCGAGCTTCCGCCGCTCGGCGGCGAGGGCCTCACGCTCAGCTGCGAGCCGGCGCTCTTCCGCCTCGCGGGCCTCGCGTGCAGCGCGCTCCTCGGCCTCGCGCTGTGCCCGAGCCTCGCGCTCGCGTGCCTCGTGCTCTGCGCGCTCGCGGGCGAGCCGCTCCTGCTCGATGCGCAGGGCCTTCTCGCGGGCCTCGCGGTCGCGCGCTGCCTGGTACAGCTCGCCGAGCTCGCGGATCACCTCGTTCTGCGCGGCCTTCGCGGCGTCGACAAACTCCTCGAACGACGCGTCGACCACGATCGCGGTCACGTCGGCGAGGCACTGGCCGATGGTCTTCGCGTCGGTCGTTGCCCGGATCACGCGCGGCGTGCCGCGGATGTTCGCGATCCGCTCCTGTATCCGCGCGACGCGCTTCTGCTCGGCCTCGATCATCGCCTGCCGCTCGCGCTCCTTCCGGTCTTCCTCGGCCTTGATCTGTGCGGCGATCGGCTCTTCGAGCTTCAGCAGCTCCGCGGTGATGCGCGCCGCCTCGCTGTCGAGCCGCCGGCCGAGTGCGAGGATCGGGGCCTTCGCCTCCTTCCGGATCTTCTCGACGGCGACGCGCGGCTCGCGGACCGCGTTACGGGCGGCCTTCGCCGCGGTCATGCCGCCGGTCGTCGTCACGTCGTACACGACGCCGGCGTAGGTCTCGCGCAGCAGGGCGATCCCCGCGTCGACGGCGGAGAACTCGACGAGAGCGTTCTCGATCTGCTGCAGGTCGTCGTTCTTCTGGGTGGTCACGGTCGGTGCTCCTGCGGGTCCGTGGGATCAGGCGGCGCGGCGCAGCGCGCGGATGCTGTCGGCCTCGACGCGTGCCTCGGCGATCAGCTTCTCGACGCGTGCGCGGTGGTCGGCCATGTCGAAGTCGGCGGGCGTCACGCGCTTGCGGAAGAGCTGCAGGTCCTCCGGCAGCCGCGGGTCGAAGCTGATGAAGTCGAGCCAGTCCGCGCCGGTGACCCACAGCTCGTGCGTCACCTGGGCGACGTACTCGGACGGCACGACGCCGTCGCGGATGTAGCCGATGTGGATGGCGGTCTTCGGGCACTTCAGCTGCACCATGCCGACGATCCGGTCGCCCGACAGCACGACGCCGTCCGGCGAGCAGCCGGCCGCGCAGTCGAGCCGCTCGACAAACCCGACGCGCTCGAGCAGCTGGCCGGTCGCGGCCTCGTACGCTTCGAACGCGTCCGGCTCCAGTTCGATGCCGCGCTTCATTTCGAACGACTGGTAGCCGTCCTCCTCGATCGCGCCGCCCGTCACGAGCTCGACAGCGATCGTCACGCGCAGATCGCGCCGGGCGGCCGGCTCGCCGCCGCTCTTCAGCTTCGCGTACAGGGCGTCGGCGACCGAACCCGTGACCTTGGCCGCGCGCGCCTGGTACCACTCCGGCGTGCGCTGTTCGATGCGGTGGATACGGATCACTGCTGCTCTCCCTTTGCCCGCGCCTTCTGGCCTTCCCACCAGTCGCGGTGGTGCTTCAGGATCAGCTGGCGCGTCGGCTCGGTGAGCCCGCGCCACACGTTGCTGATCTCGTCCCAATCGCCGGCCTCGGTGATCGCGAGTTTCGCGTCGGAGGGGATCTCCGGCGCCTGCGCCGGCGCGCCCGAGTGGCTGCTGATGCCTGCGCCGCGTCCGTCGTCGTCGACGTCGCGCATGTCGGCCGTCGTGAGACCGGTCACCGCGAGCAGCGTGTACCGCTGCAGGTAGGTGACTGCAGAGCCGAGCTGCTGGATGCTGTTCTTGTTGCCGGAGTCGTCGCGGCTCGCGTGCATCGACACGCGCTCGCTGTGCCCGGCCGCGTGGGTGAGGATGCAGGTCACGCGGATCGCGCCGTTGTCGGCCTGCTCCACGTCCCAGCGGTGCGACAGACCGTGCGGCGCGAGCGCGGCGGTGATCTTGTTCGTGACCTCGTCGTGCGTGGCGTGCCGGTACGTGGTCCGACCCTTCGACGTCGCGAAGTCGACGAGCTTGTTCTTGACGATGGCCGGCGGGTTCGCCTTGAACGCGGCCGTCGCGGCGTCGAACGCTTTGCGGGCTTCGTTCGCCTCCCACCGCTGCTGCAGCGCCATCAGCTGCTCGAGCTTCTGCAGGTCAGCCCCCTGCGAGACGGCGACCTGCAGCATGTGCATCGGCGTGACGGGGCCGGCGGGTAGCGCCGGGGCGGGATCGGGCTGCGCGAGCGCGCGTCGATCGTTGACGATGAGTTCCTGCGGCATAGTGATTCCCCGGTGGTGGTTAGAAAACGTGCTCGTCGACGTAGCGGCGCTGCACGGCGGTGTGATGCGGCGGCGGAAGTACCTCGTCGGCGACCCGGCGCGCCATCGGCCGGCGCGGCCAGCGACGACGCACGAGCGGGCGCAGCGTGCGGCGATCGGCCAAGCGGCCGAGCAGCACGACGACGACGCCGATCAGGAAGCCAGCGAGGCGGGCGCGACTCACGGCCGCACCGCGAAGACCGACGCGACGCCGAAGCGGCTTTCGTCCGTCTCAGGCGAACGAAGCGCCTCGCCCGGACGGCCGCCGAGCTGCGGCAGCTCCGCGCGCACCTTGCCGAGATTCCCCATCGCTTCGATCACGCCCTGGCAGTACGCGATGGCGAGCGCGTAGTGCAGCTGCTCGACGGCGGCCAGCGGCAGCTGCGCGCCGACGGTCTGCAGGGTGGTGACGAGGGTGCCGAGGCTACGGTTCGCGTAGTCGCGGGCGGGGGTGTTCGAGGCGGGCATCGTTGGCTCCATCGGTCGAACCTCGACCGTGGTGCCTACGTTACGGCATCCCGTAATACGGTGTCAACGGGATTCCGTAAATTCGTCGCAATGTGTCCCGAGAAGGGTTGCGGGGGTGCGGTTTAGCGGGACAGCCGGGCGGCGAGGGGGATGAGCGCGAAGGCGCCGATCAGGAGCGCGAGGTTCGTCCAGAAGCCGGGCGGCAGCGAGTAGGCGAGGGCGCCGAAAGCGATCAGCACGAGAGCGATGATCGCGGCACGCCGGAGGTCGTCGCTCACGCCTGCGCCCGCGATTCGGCCGGCGCGCGCTTTCGCTTACCAGGCTTCACCTCGGCCTCCTTCCGGCGCTTCACGAGCGTCCGGATCACCTCGGCCAGTGCGTCGCGCTCTTCTGCCGAGAGCTTCTGCCATTCCCAGCCGAGTTCCGCCGCGTCCCGGGTGAGGTCGAAACCCCAGAACGTTTGCCGATCTGCGAGGGCCACCGGCGGCGCGTCGCGGACCTCGCGAGCGTCGGCGGATCCGCGGCCGGAGAGCAGCCACTCGGCGCTGGTCTGCAGCTGCTCGGCGATGACGTGGATCGGCACCTTCGCCGTATTCACGATGCGGCCGTTCTCCCAGTCGGCGAGCGTGCTGTACGGCATGCCCACCAAGCCGGCGAAGACGCGCCGGTCGATCTTGAGCGCCTCGCGACGCGCGCGTGCGCGTTCGCCGGGCGTGCGGGTATCAGGAGAAGCCACAACTGCATCATGACGGGCTTCCGTAACGGAATGCCGTTGACAGTCGATTACGTAATCCCGTAATTTCGCGTCTATGAGCACATGGGCGCAGCGAATTCGGGACCTGCAGGCCGCCGGAATGACGTTCCAGGCGATCGGCGAGGAAATCGGCCTAGCGACGTCCTCGGTCGGAGACATCGCCAACGGACGCAGCTCGTCCCCCCGCGGCGAGGCGGCCATCAAGCTGCACGCACTGCACCAGCTCCGCTGCGGATCGCTGGGCGGAGGCTCGTCTGCGTCGCAGGCCGTCCCCCAGTGAGCCTCGAACGCAAGGACGTCCGCTTCAAGCTGGACCCCGAGGTGCACGCCGACCTCGCCGATCTGTGCGACGTCGACGGGCTGGAGCTCGCCGAGTTCTGCGAGCGGGTCGTGACCGAAGCGGTGCGGAGCCGAGTACATGCGGCGACCGTACTCGCGGCCCGCGTGGCACGTCGGGGAAAAACCGGGAGCGTCCGGGAGTGCGATCCCGCGCCCGGTGATTCGGGGCGCGATCTTCCCTTCGCGGTGCGGCGCTAGATGCCGCAGAAGTCGCAATTCGCACCGCTGAACCGTGCTGGGTCCAGCTTGGCGCAGGACGATTCCTACACCGGCGCGGAGCGGAACAAGCAGCCCGCGACCGTGTACGCCGAGATCCGCTCAGACCGCGAGCGCGCCGAGCTGCGCCGCGCCGGTATCCGCCGGGCCGAGCAGCAGAAGCGGGCGGCGCTCCGCGCCGAGCTGCAGACCGACGGCGTCGCGCACGGGCGCCTCGGCCGCGCGTGGCCGACCGTCCCGCGGCGGGGTGGGGCATGAACTACTTCGAGTTCCACGTCGGCGACTGGGTGAAGGCGACGCGGCACCTCACGTTGACCGAGGAGGGCGTCTACCTGCGCCTCGTCCTCCGGTACTACGAGGAGCAGGAGCCGCTGCCGGCCGATCTGGCGAAGGTCCAACGGCTCGCCGGTGTGCGCACCGGACTCGATCGCCGCGCTGTCGAAACGGTGCTCGCGGAGTTCTTCGAACTGCGCGCCGACGGCTATCACCACACGCGCTGCGACGAAGTCCTGCAGGCCTACGAAAAATTCTGTGAATCGCAGTCCGTCAAGGGCAAAGCGGGAGCCGCGGCGAAATGGTCAGGCAAATCAGGGCGCGAAGATGGCCAGCGGCCAGCGTCCGGCCAAGCCGCAGGTATGGCCGAAGCATGTCCGGGCGATGGCCTTCCCACTTCCCACTTCCAACCTCCCACTACCCAAGATGGTTCTAACGAACCATCTACCAAGACAGCGCGCGTGCCGCGCGTGGATCCGGTCGGCCTCGGATGCGAGTTGCTTCCGAGTCCCGTGCACGCCGCCTGGAACGACTGGATCGCGCACCGTCGCGAGCGCAAGCACCCGCTCGGCGCGACCGTGCTCCGCAAGCACTGCGAGTTCCTGACCGCGTTCGATCCCGCGACGCAGGTCGAAATCATCAACACCTCGATCCGCTCGAACTGGCAGGGCCTGTTCGCGCCGAAGGGAGCAGTCAATGGCCGCCCGCAATCTCGATTCGACCAGACCCGGCAGCACCTCGACCGACTCATCGCCGAGGCCGAGCGCGAAGAGCTCCCGCTTCTGGCGAGCGATGACGAGCCTGTACGGCCAGCGGTGGGTCGACAGCTACGGATCGGAACCGGATGAGCTCTGGCAGCACGCGCTCGCCGCGGCCACCGAAGCCGAGCTGAAGCGCGCGATCAAGGCGCTGATGACGCGAGGCGGGGCGCATCCGCCGGCGCTGCCGGAGTTCCTCGAGCTCGCGAAGCCCGGGACGGCCGCGAAGTCGCGCGACCGGCACCCGGAGCCGTACTCCCCCGAGTGGAACGACGCGCGGAAGGGCGTGTTCGCGAAGATCGCGGCGCAGTCGGTCTCGCGAGGCGTGCAGTTCCCGGAGCACGTGCGGGAGGCCTCGGCCGCGGCGATGTCGCTGATCGACAACCCGCCGGGCGCGATCGGCCACGACGACGCACGCCGCGAGAACGAACGGCTCGCCGCCCGACGCATGGCGCCGCTCGTCGGCATGACGCCCGAGCAGCTGATCGCGAAGTGGCACCGCGAAGCGGCGGCTCAGCGTACGCCGGGGCGCGCCGCATGAGCGCGCTCGACGAGATCAGCACGTTCGACGTGATCACCGACACGCACGCGATCGAGACGAAGTGCCGGGGCGAGGGGCCGCTGCAGTTCGCGGCCTGGCGCCGCGGCGACCTCGAGCGCCAGGTGCGCGCGGTGCACCTCGGCAACTTCGACACGCGCGAGGCGGCCGAGGCCGCGTGCCGCGCCGACCTGAACCGGTCCTGCCTCCAGGCCACCGTGAGCAACGGAGCCAGCGCCCCCGACGCCGGGTGTGCCCCCCGCACGACGGACGTCGACGCACGCGCCGAGAGCACCGCGCGAGACAGGTGCACCCCATCCCCCCACGAGGAGCCCGCCACATGCTGAAGATCGGCCGCCGCACTGCCATGGTCGGCACTGGAATCCCGAGCCGGACCGAAAAGCACGGGGACGAAAACGTCACCGCGCTCGACATCCCGCTGCACGGGATCACGCTCGCCCCGCCGACGCTCGAGGAGCTGCTGCCAGGCGCGTCCGAGCGGCTGTTCGACGCGCAGAAGACCCCGGTCTTCACCCGCCTAAAGGCGTTCCGACTGCGCGACAAGATCGAATCCGCCCGCGTCACGCTGTGGCTCGGGCTGGACCCGACCGAAGTGCTCTTCGCCGACGTGAAGCTCGCGAAGGTCGACATCACGCCGACGATCGGCGGCGGCGCGGAGCTGTCGCTCACCGTGCAGGTGACGCCGGACCTCGACAAGTCGATCGCGATGCTGCTCGGGCACCTGAACCAGCAGGTCGAAGTCGAGATCGAGGCGAAGCACTACGGCTCGCAGGGCGAGCTCGAACTGCCGCAGCGGGAAGCGGCGTAGCCGTGCCGCAGCACCGCAGCAACAAGGGACCACGGACCGTCGCGGCTCACCGTTCCGAGGCGTGGTTCTGGCCGCACGTGAAGCGGCAGCGCCGGCGCGACGAGATTGCGAAGGCCAGCCGCCGGAGGAACCGCAAGTGAACCGTATCCTCGGAGTCGACCCGGGCCTGACCGGCGCGTTCGCGCTGATCGGCCCCGACGGGACGCTCGTCGAAGACCTGCCCGTGATCCGCGACGGGAAGCTCGCGTGGATCGACGCGCCCGTGCTCGAGCATCAGCTGCGACTGATCGGCTGCGGGGAGGGGACGACCGCCTACGTCGAGCGCGTGCACGCGATGCCGAAGAACGGCTGCGTCGGCGCGTTCTCGCAGGGGCTCACCCTCGGCAGCATCCTCGCGGCGCTGCAGGTCGTCGGCGTGGCGATCCGGCTGATCCCCCCGCAGACGTGGAAGCGGCATCACGGGCTGCTCGGCACGGCCGGCGACAAGCTGACCGACCGGGAGCGGAAGCAGCGATCGCTCGACCGCGCGCGGCTGCTGTTCCCGAATCTCCGGCTCGACCGCGTCAAAGATCACGGGCGCGGCGAGGCGCTGCTGATCGCCGCCTACGGCCAGGCGCAGCACGCGATCCCGGCACGCACGATCAGCGCGGAGGCCGCATGACCCGCGCCCGCAAGCTCGACGACGCCAAGCGCGCGGAGGCCCTCGAGCGGATCCGCCGCGGCGAGAAGTTCCGCACGATCGGCTGGGAGCTCGGCGTCAGCGAGTCGCTCCTCTGCCGGATGGCGCGCGCGAACGGCATCGCCCGCCGGCCGCTGTACAGCCGTCGGCCGAAGGCGCCCGCATGAGCCGCAAGCCGCTCCGGTTCCAGACCCCCGACGACTGGCTCGCCTACATCGTCCACCTGCGCCGGGTGCGGCTCCGTGCCTGCCTGCGCGCTCTCGGAGTACGCACACCATGAACGACGACCTCTACGGATCCCCGTACGACGACGGCTACGAGAACCCGAACCCGCCTTGGTGGCTCGGCGCCGGCCTGCTGGCCGCGGCGTTCGCCTGGGGTGTCCTGCTCGGGAGCGTGCTGTGAGCATGGCGAAGTCGAAGGCGCTAGCCGACGCCGAAATCGCGCTGCAGGCCGCGGCAGAGGCCGCCTGCAGCGAGCTTGGGCTGGATCACGGCGCCAGCGTCACGCTGTTCGGGACCGGGCTGATGGCGACCCGGCAGACGTTTCAGGCGAAGGTGCTGCTGCTAGCCGCACTGCCGGCCGACAGCCCGATCAGCACGATGCTACGACGGCACCTGATCGAGTTCATGCCCAACCTGCCAGACGCGCCGGACCGTCGAGAGGCGCGGCACGAGGGTCGGAACCCGGCAAAGGCGTCGAGGCGCAAGGTCGCGCCCGACGTCTAAAATAGGCACGAAAATGGCGAAGGGTCAGAAGACCGGCGGCCGCCGAAAGGGCGTGCCGAACCGCGTGACAGCCGACGTCCGGCAGGCGTTCGCGTTGCTGCTGCAGGCGAAGACGCACGAGCTCGATGGCTGGCTGTCACGCGTCGGCAAAAGCGATCCCGCGCGCGCGCTCGATCTCGTGATCAAGCTCGCGGAGTACCACATCCCGAAACTGTCGCGGACCGAGATCGCGAACGCGGGGAACCAGGCGTTCGTCGTGCAGATGATTGAGGGCGATGATCGGGTTTGAGCCCACGGCGAAGCAGCGTGAGGCGCAGCGGCTCATCGGCGGCGGGGCGCCCCACGTCATGCTTTTCGGCGGCAGCCGAAGTGGAAAAACGTTCTGGCTCACGCGCACAATCGCAGGGCGGGCGATTAAGGCGCCGGGGTCGAGCCACGCGGTCCTGCGGTTCCGGTTCAACCACTGCCGTCAGTCGGTGCTCGAGCAGACCTGGCCGGCGGTCATGTCGCTGTGCTTCCCGGGCGTCGAGTACGCGCTCGATCGCGAGCTCTGGCGCGCGCGGTTCGCGAACGGTTCTTGCGTCTGGTTCGGCGGGCTCGACGACAAGGACCGTGTCGAGAAGGTGCTCGGCCAGGAACACGCGACGATCTATCTGAACGAGTGCTCCCAGATCACCTTCGACGCGCGGAACATGGCGATCACCCGTTTGGCGCAGCGGGTCGACCAGGAAGTGAACGGCCGTCGCTCGCCGCTGCGTACGCGGGTGTTTTACGACTGCAATCCGCCGAACAAGGGCCACTGGACCTACAAGCTGTTCGTTGCGAAGCAGGATCCGTTCTCCGGGCGACCGTTGGCGAACCCGGACGACTATGCCGCGATGCGCATGAACCCCGAGGACAACGCTGCGAACCTGTCGGCCGAGTACCTGGCGACGCTGCGCTCCCTGCCGATGCGGGAGCAGCGCCGCTTCTTGTTCGGCGACTGGGCGGAGGCGAACCCGTCGGCGCTGTTCTCGGAGTCGGTGCTCGACCGCTGGCGCGTGGTCGCCGAGCCGCTGCCGCAAATGGTTCGCGTGGTCGTCGGCGTGGACCCGTCCGGGTCGGGCGACGTCGACAACGCCGACAACGACGAGATCGGGATCGTCGTCTGCGGGCTCGGCACCGACGGTGTCGGGTACGTGCTCGAAGACTGCTCGCTGAAGGCGGGCCCGCGCACGTGGGGCGGCGTGGCGACGTCGGCCTACGACCGCCACCAGGCGAACTGCATCGTCGGCGAAGCGAACTTCGGCGGGGCGATGGTCGAGCACGTGATCCAGACCGCGCGGCCGCGCACCCCGTACCGCAAGGTCACTGCCTCACGCGGGAAGGCCGTGCGCGCGGAGCCTATCGCGTCGCTGTGCGAGACCGGCAAGGTGCGGCTCGCCGGCGAGTTCCGCCAGCTTGAAAGCGAACTGCTCGGGTTCTCGTCCGCCGGCTACATCGGCGAGCGCAGTCCGAACCGGGCTGACGCGATGGTCTGGGCGCTGCACGAGCTCTTCCCGTCGCTGGTGAGGCCCGAGCGCACGCGGCCGATCCGCGTCGTCGACGACTGGAAGCCGTTCGGCTAGGGCTTGCAGTAGTGGCGTGCGCGTCTACCGTCGCGCGCATGTCTGCACTGTTCAGCCGACCGAAGGTCACCGTCCCGAAGGCGCCCGAACCGGCGCCGGTGCCGACGATCGACGACGCGGCGAAGCAGCGCACGGAGGGCGACCGCCTGCGCCGTCGCCGCGGGTCGCTCGGCAACCTGATGTCCGGCCCGCTCGGCGTCGCCGTGCCGGCGCAGAACCTCGCGCAGAAGCAACTCACAGGGTCGTAACGCATGGCGCTGTTCGTCACCCAGTTCCGGTCGCTGTCGCGGCTCCCCACGTTCCAGGGCGGCCCGCCGGCCCCGACGCTGCAGGCGCCCGCGATCCGCACCGACGTGTACACGCCGGGGGCCGGCAACGCGCAGTCGCCGGCGTTCGACCCGGCCTGCGCCTTCGTCCGCGTGCACACCGACGCGGCCGTCAAGATCGCGATCGACGCGAACCCGGACGCCACCGCAGCCACGCAGGGCTTCCGACTGGCGGCCGGGCAGACCGAGACGTTCGGCGTCAATCCCGCTCACCTGATCGCCTACGCGACGACGGCATGAGGCAGCGCGCATGAACGTCTCGATGGTCACCCCCGACGTGCTCTCCGTGGCGGTCACGCTGCTGAAGATCGCGACCGATCCGGACGCGGCGAAGCAGCTGCTCGAGGAAATCCAGACGGCGGCCAGCGACGTGCACGCCACGCTCGCCAAGGTTCAGCTCGAGCAGCGCAACGCCGCGTCGACGTTGGCGACGGTGGTCGACCGTACGGCGGCGCTGGACGCGCGCGAGGCGGCCCTGGCGGCGGCCGAGGCCGAGTACGAGAAGCGCCACGCGGAGCTCGTGCGTGGACGCAACGAGCACGGCGACGCGCAGGCGACGTTCGACCGCGAGAAGCGCAAGTTCGTGGACGCGCAGGCGGAGCGGGCGAGGGAACTCGACGCCCGCGAGCAGGCGCTGGCCGCGGTGCAGGCGTCGGTGGACGAGCGCGAAGCGGCAGTGACGGTGCAGGAGTCGCGACTGGCGGCGGTCTCGGCGAAGGCCGCGGAACTCGCGGCCGTGGCGGGAGCGTAGTCCGTGTCCGCCTCCAATAGCTTCGAGAGCGCGGTCCTCGCGCTGATCTTCCAGAACGCGAACATCGCGAACCTCGGCGACGCGACCGGCGTGCGCGGTTCGACGACGCCCGGCACCGTCGACGTGGCGCTGCATTCGTCCGATCCGGGCGAGGCTGGTACGCAGTCGACGAACGAGATCGCCTACACGGGCTATGCCCGCGCAACCGTTGCTCGATCGAGCGGCGCCTGGTCGCTGACCGGCACCGCACCGACGCAGGTGTCGAACATCTCGGCGGTCGCGTTCCCGGCTTGCACGGGCGGCAGCGCCACGGCGACGCACTTCTCGATCGGCTACAACGGCACGATCATCGTGTCGGGTGCGCTGGGCGCGTCGCTGGCCATCTCCAACGGCATCACGCCCAGTTACGCTGCCGGCCAGCTCGTCGCGAACTGCGACTAAGGTCGCACCGTGATCATCCTTCGCGCTACTGCCGACGTCATCCGCGTCGTCACGCTGCAGGCCGTGTCCGCGATCCGCGCGCACGTGGCGGCGATGGAAGCCGACAACGCGACGCCGCCGGTCGTGCAGGACATCGTCCGCGCGTCCACGGCCGACATCTCGACCGCGACCACGACCACGATCCTCGACTGCACGACTGCCGGCCGCCGGCGGAACGTGAAGCACATCGTGATCGAGAACTCGGACGCGACGAACCTCTGCGGGATCCGGGTCGAGCACTTCGACGGAACGACCGCGCGTCAGTTGTACGAGACGACGCTGCTCGCGGGCGAGTTCGTGATCTGCGACGAGGCGGGCAACTGGACGCCGTACACCTCGGGCGGCATCCCGAAGTGCGCGAACAACGTCGGGCCGGTCGATATTCAGACGTTCACGGCGTCGGGCACCTGGACGAAGCCGACGAGCTTCACCCCGCGCGCGGTGTTCGTGAAGCTGTGGGGCGCAGGCGGCGGCGGCGGTGCCGGTGCATCGCTGGCGACGGCCACGGTCGCGAAGGGCGGCGGTGGTGGTGGCGGCGGTGCGCTCGCGCGCGAGACGCTGGTCGCGGCTGACCTGCCGGCCACCGTCTCGGTCACCATCGGTGCCGCCGGCACGGGCGGCACGCCCGGTGCTGCCGGCGCGGCGGGCGGTAACGGCGGTATCGGCGGAACGTCGTCGTTCGGCTCGTACACCATCGCCTACGGCGGCGGTGGCGGCGCAGGCGGCGCGATCTCGGCGGCGGCCACTGGTGGTGGCGGCGGCGGCGGGACGGGCTCGGCGGGCACGACAGGCTCCACGGCGGTCGGTCAGGGCGGTAACCCCGGTGTCTCGGGCGCGAAGGGCGTCACGGGCGTCGCGGGCGGCGTCGGCTCGGACGGTCCGGTCACGGTCGTCACGACGCATAACGCCGAGTTCGGCGGTGGCGGTGGCGGCGGCTCGACGAACGCGCCGGCCTCGTGCGTCGGCGGCGGAAGCATCTTCGGCGGTGGCGGTGGCGGCAGCGGTGGGCATCACAACGCCACGCCTGCAGTCGTCGCGGCGACGGCGGGCGGCCTCGCTGGCGTCTACACGGCCGGCACGGGCGCGGCGGCGGGCACCAGCGGCGCGTCTCCGACGGCCGGCTCGGCGGGCGCCGACGGCAACAGCACGGTCGGTGGCGGTGGTGGTGGCGGTGGCGGCACGACCGTCGCGGCGTCCACGAACGGCGGTGCCGGTGGTGCTGGTGGCCGTGGCGGCGGTGGCGGCGGTGGCGGTGGCGTCGGCATGAACCCCGGCCTCGGTGGCGCGGGCGGTAACGGCGGCGCGGGCTATGCCGTGGTGGTGACCTGGTGATGACGCACAACTTCCGTGCCTTCCTCGGCGTGCTGTTCGCGCTGGTGACGCTGTTCTGCTATGCGCAGGCGTACGCGGGGACGGCCAATCTGACGTGGACCAACCCGACGACGCGCACCGACGGCACGGCCGTCACGGTCGCGAAGAATCGCGTGTATCGCGCGCCGACCTGCACGAGCACGTTCACGCTGCTGCAGGAACTGCCGGCGGCGACCACGTACACCGACACGACGGCCCCGGCCGGTGCGGTGTGTTACGCGGTGTCGGCGCTGGACGCGAGCGGGCTTGAGTCCGCGTTCGCGACGGTCGCAACGACCATCCCGGCCGCGAAGCCGAATGCGCCGTCCGGCCTGACCGCGACGCCGGTCGTGGCGGATACGGGCGCGTACAAGCTGCGGCAGTCGGTCGACGGGTTCGCGTTCGTGCGGATCGGCACCGTGCCTCTCGGTACGAACTGCAACGCCGACCTCGCCATCGGCGAATACGCGGTCGTCCCGCGCGCCGCGGTCACGCTCGCCTCTCGGTTCGACACCCTCCCGCTGATCACGTTCGCACGATGCGCGTAAGCGAGTCGGTGCGGCTCTTCGCCTATCTCTGGAAAAGGATACAGACCATGTCGAAGCAGATCGACGACCTCACCGCCGCGGTAGCCGCTCTGACGGCGCAGAAGGACGCGGCCGTGGCGAACGCCGCCTCGCTGAAGGCGAAGCTCGACGCGGCGCTGGCCGCACTCGCGGTCGCGCAGGCCGGTGCGCTGTCGGACGCTGAGAAGGCGCAGCTCGCGCAGGCCGTGACGGACGTGCAGGCCGTGTCGCAGGCGCTGGCGGACTCGACGGCGATCACGAACCCGGCGAACTGAGATGGCGTTTCCGAGCAGCGTAGGCACGAAGGCCGATTCCCTCGCCGATGCGTGGGAGCGTGCCCGCGCGGTCGCGGCGAGCGTGAAGCAGTCGGCGCAGAACCTGAACGCGCTGTCGCTGGCGGGGCCGGTCGCGGGTCCGTCGATCATTCGCTTCTGCGGCGATCTCGCCGACGCTCGCGACGTGTTCACGCGGCTGGCGGCGGTGCCGGGGCTCGGTGCGTACGCGCAGGAGCAGGTCGCGGACCCGGCGCTGGACATCGCGGCGTCGTTTAACGCGATGGTGTCTGCCATCGACGCGACGCGCTCGTGGATCACGACAAACTTCCCGAAGGACGGCGGCGGCTACCTGCTCGCGCTGCAGTTCAACGGGCAGGGCCGCACGATTGAGCGCACGTTCGATACGGCGACGCTCGCCGGCTTTCGCACTCAGCTTGCGGCACTGATCGCAACGATCGACTGAGGGGCCGGCGATGCCCGCCCCAACCATCGGCCAAGCATCTGCTCCGCTTGAGAACCCAGGCGGCGGCACGACGATCAGCCGCACGCTGACCGGTGTGCAGGCAGGCTCAACGCTTGTACTGCACCTCGGCTACGACTATAGCAGCGGAACCTCCGTCACGTCCGTCGCGGACGGGGGCGGCAACTATACGCTGCGCGGCAGTGCCGTTGACGACACGCCGAACACCGGACGCTCGCTGGTCTACGTCCGAGAGAACGTCAGCGCGGGCGATTACACGGCGACCGCGACGTGGAGTGCCGCGACGGGATTCCTGCGCGCGCGCCTGATCGAGATTCGTGGTGCGGCTGCTAGTTCGTTTGAGGCAGCGACCGGACAGTATCAATCCACGCCGGGTACTGGCACCGATGCGGTCACGTCGGGCAACGTCACGACGCTCGGCACCGACCGGCTAATTCTCGGCCTGTCGCAAAGCTGGGATAACATTTTCGGGGCCGTGTCGGGAACGATCTCTGCGGGAACGAGCTTCACTATCGGCTCGCCCACGCAGCGCGAGTTTGCGTACCAGAGCCGCTCTGCGCCGTCGGCGGGCAATTACGCCGCGACATTCACGTTGTCAGCCGGTAGTGCGCAAAGCACGCACGTCCTCGCATTCAAGCCACTAAGTCCCGCCCCGACTCTCGTTGACAGCCAGAAGACGGCGTACGACAACAGCGCGACGCCGAAGGCTGTCACTGTTTCGTGGCAGGCCGGCGACATCATCGTCTGGTGCGGGCAGGGCGAGAACTACACCGGCTCCAACGAAACGCTCACCCCCACGGCAACGGGGCTGACGTTCGCCGAGCAGCAGGTGATCGCGGTCGGCGCTTACGGCTACGTCCGCGTGATGACCGCCGTAGCCGCAGGCGCTGGCTCGTCGGTCAGCGTCTCTACGGCGGGGACTGGACCATTCAACGGATCGAACTGGTGGGGTGCCGACGTCAAGGTCTGGCGCAACTCCGGTGGCGTTGGGGCCAGCAGCAAGGCGAACGTCGATGGCGCGGCACCGTCGCTCAACCTGACGACGACGCAGGCGAACAGCGCGATCATCGTCTACAACAACGACTGGAACGCGGTAGACGGTACGAGCCGGACGTGGCGCACCGGGGCCGGCTCGCTTACCGAGTCGAACTACTTTCGCGACGCAGCGCGCTGCACGAGTTACAGCGGATACCACGCTGACGCAGGGTCCGTCGGCACGTACGCGGTCGGCCTGTCCGCACCGGGCGGGCAGAAGTACAGCATCGTCGCGATTGAGATCAAGGGCAGCGCTGCCGCAGCTCCGACGATTACCAGCCAGCCCGGCAACACGCAGGTTCCCGAGGCAACGCGCGCGGTGTTCGCGACGACCGCGACCGCGAGCGGCGGTAGCCTGACCTACCAGTGGCAGGACAACCGCAGCGGCAGCTTCGCGAACATCACGGACGGGATCGGCGCGACCTCGGCGACGTACGTCACCGACTTCCTCCCGTTGCTCGCGAGCGGGCGACGGTATCGCTGCGTCGTCACGGACGCCAACGGCAGCACCAACACGGGCGAGGCGAGCGTCACCGTGACGCCGCGCCTGCCGGCCGAGCGCAGGCGGCGCACGCGCGGGGGCGGCGGAACGGACTTCGGCACCGACATCCGCGAGTGGTGGTAGCCGGTGAACCTGAACACGCAGAAGTGGTTCGATCGTGACCTGCCGTTCGTCACGGCGGGCGCACCCTCTGGCGCGCTGCAGGGGACCGCGACGCTGACGTTCGGGCAGTCCGGGACGCTGACGGGGGCCGGCGCCCTGGCGGGGACCAACGGGCTGACGTTCGGCCAGAGCGGCAACGCGCGCGGAACGGGTGCGCTCGCGGGCACGAACGGCCTGACCTTCGGGCAGAGCGGCACCGTCGCCGGGCTCGGCGCGCTGACCGGCGCCAACGGGATCACGTTCGGTCAGGCGGGAACGATGCGCGCGGACGGCGCGCTGGGCGGGACTGCCGGCGTCACGTTCGGGCAGATCGGCACGCTGAACGCGCCACCGTCCGACATGAGCGGAACCGCGTCGTTCTCGTTCGGCCAGCTCGGCACGCTGACCGGCGTCGGCGCGCTGTCGGGGACGGCGTCGCTCGTCTTCGGCCAGTCCGGCGCGCTCGGCGGGACCGGTGCGCTGACCGGCACGGCGTCGGTCGCGTTCGGGCAGTCCGGCAACTCGCGCGGAAGCGGAGATCTCGCAGGCACGGCCAGCGTGACGCTCGACGCATCCGGAACGCTGCAGGCGGCCGGCGCGCTGTCTGGCGTGGCGTCGCTCACGTTCGGGCAAGCGGGCATCCTGACGCCTCCGGAGGGCGGCGCAACGGCGGTGCAGGCGGGCTCGCTGCTCGTCGATCCCGGCCGCAACCCGAGTACGCGGTTGCAGTAGCGGCGGCGCCGTTCACCCTCGCGCGTCATGGACTCCCGCGCACGCGCTGCCCTCGACCTGCACGATCAACTGGAATCCGAGCGGTCGACCCTGAACGGCGTCTATCAGGAGATCGCGAAGCGGGTCGCGCCCGAGTACGCGTCGTTCTACCGCGCGCCGACGCAGACCGATGCGCAGTACCGCAACACGGAAATCTTCGACCTGACCGGCGCTGTCGCGCTGGAGCGGTTCGGCTCGGCGCTGCACAAGATGACCGCGGACTCGTCCCGGATCTGGCACACGCTGACCGTGGACGACGAGCAGCTGGCCGACGCGCCGGACGTGAAGGGCTGGCTCGACGAGGCCAACCGGCTGCTGTTCCGCGAGCGGTACGCGCCGGAATCCAACTTCGCGACGCAGTACCTCGAGAACTGCAAGGCGCTGGGCGCGTTCGGCTGGATGGGCACGCTGATCGAGGACATCCCCGGCAGCCCCATCCGGTACGCGCCACTGATCCTCGCGTCGACCTACCTGACCACGGACGCATGGGGCCGAGTGAACGGCTGCGTGCGCCGGCTGGAGTACACCGCGCCGCAGCTGGCCGAGAAGTTCGGGTATGCGAACCTGCCGCCGCGCGTGCGGGCCGCGGCCGACAGTCCGATGGCCGGGCAGCGTCACCAGAAGTGGGACTGCGTGCATTCGATCCAGCCGGGCGGCGACCGCTGGCCGGTGCAGTCGGTGTACGCGCTGCGCGAGAACGGCACGCTGCTCGCCGAGGGCGGCTACCGGGAACTCCCCGTCGCGGCGGCACGGTTCTCGACGATGCCGTTCGAGGTCTACGGCCGCAGCCCGGCGATGCTGGTGCTGCCGTCGCTGAAGATGCTGAACGAGATGAAGAAGACGTTCCTGCGCGCGGCACAGAAAGCGGTCGACCCGCCGCTGCTGGCGCACGACGACGGCATCCTGTCGGTCATCAACACGGCGCCCGGCAAGGTCACGACCGGCACGGTCGACGACCAGGGGCGCCCGCTGCTCATTCCGCTGTCGACCGGCGCGAAACTCGACTGGGCGCAGCAGGCGATGGACGACGAGCGGCAGCCGGTCAACGACGTGTTCCTCGTAAGCCTGTTCCAGATCCTCGCCGACGAGCAGCGCCAGCAGACCGCGCGCGAGGTGATCGAGCGGGCCGCCGAGAAGGCCGCGCTACTGGCCCCCGCGACCGAGCGGCTGCAGTCGGAGTACCACGGCCCGATGATCCGACGCGAGCTCGCGATCCACATCGAGGCGGGTCGCATCCCGGTCCCGCCGGACGCACTCGCCGAGTATTTCGCCGAACGCGGCGGCACGGCGCTGTCCGTGAGGTTCGAAGGTGAGATGGCCCGCGCACGGCGCGCGGACGATGCCGGCGCGATCCTTCGGCTGGCCGAGACGGCACCCGCGATCAGCGCGCTTGACCCGACCGCCCCTCGCCGCGTGAAGTGGGGAGACGCGTTCGGCAAGCTCGCCGAGTTCCTGGGCGTCGAGCAGTCGCTCATTCGCTCGGACGACGAGATGGCCGACCTCGAGGCCGAAGACCAGGCGATGCAGCAGGCCGCGCTGCTCGCGGAAGGCGTGCCGGCGGCGGCCAGTGCCGCGAAGGACTTCGCGACGGCTGAGGCTACGCGGGCTCAGACCGTGGCCGCGCAGGCTGCACCTGGCGGGGCGCTGTTCTGACCGACCTCGCTGCCCTGCCGGACGCGCAGCGCAAGCGCGCCGAGGCTCTACGGATGGCATGGCGCGACGTGCTGGGGGTGCCCGGCCAGCGGTCGCGCGAGCAGCAGCTGGCGTGGGCCTGGATCGTTCACTTCTGCCGGCTGCACAAGTCGGCATTCGACGCGGACCCGCGCGTCACCGCATTCCGGCTCGGGCGTCAGGAAGTCGCGATCGCGATCGCCGAGGCGTTCCGGGACTCGGAGCCGACCGTCGGCGACCTGCTGACGGAGTTGTTCCCCCCTGACATCGAGGATCCCCCATGACGATCGAAACGCCCCCGGCGCCCGTCGCCGGCCAAGGCGCTGCCGCTGCCGGCGCGCCGACTGCCTGGCACGGCACGGACTACGCGGCGCTGGTGCAGACGAAGGGCTGGAAGAGCCCGGACGATGCGCTGAAGAGCTACGCCGAGCTGGAGACGTTCCGCGGCGCCCCCGCTGAACGACTGCTGAAGCTGCCCGAGAAGCCTGACGACCCGGCATGGGCTGACGTGCGGAAGCGCGTCGGCTGGTCCGCGCCAGAGAAGCCGGAGGACTATGGAATCGCGGTTCCGGACGGGTTCCCGGCCGAATACGCGCAGACGATCGCGGCGACCGCTCACAAGCTCGGCGTGCCGAAAGACACGCTGCTCGCGCTCGCCGCCGAGAACGACAAGTTCGTGCAGGCGCAGCTGCAGCAGCAGGACGCGCAGCTGAAGGAGCGGCTGACGGCGGCCGACCAGGCGTTCGCGAAGGAGAACGGCGCGAAGCACGCCGAGGTGAGCGAACTGGTGCAGCGCACGCTCGCGAAGTCGGGGCTGACGCCAGAGGCCGTGTCGGCGGTCGAGGAAACGCTGGCGCTGCAGGGCGACGGCTCGGCGGTGCTGGCGTTCCGTAAGTTCCTCGCCACGGCCGCGCAGGCGGGCCGCGAGTCACCGATCCACACCGACGGCGCGGGCGGCGGCGCGATGAGCGCCGAGCAGGCGAAGCAGGCGCTGGCGACCAAGCGGCAGAACGTCGAGTGGGTGTCGAAGGCACTGACCCGCGGCACGACCGAGGCCGAGGAGAACATCCGGCTCAACATCATCGCGACCGGCGGCACGCCGGACGACGCGACGGTGAAGCGACTGGCGTCGGGCATCGCGACGGGCTAGGGCTTGCACTAGCGTCCGTGCGGCGTATTTCTAACGCCGCGATGAGTGACTCCCCGTGGCGGTTCGCGGGGGTGTCGGGCGAATAACCCGCACCCCCGCGTTTTCCGGAGGGGCAGGACAACCGGCAACGGCCCCCACGATCTCGTCGGCAGGCAGTCGGCCCCGCCGGATGGCGGACAAGCCCTGCGAAAGCAGCGTTTGTTCAACCCATCGGAGCAAGGACCATGTCCACCGTCATCGAAACCCACTACGTCCCGACGTTCAAGAACAACGTCGAGCTGCTCGCGCAGCAGACGCAGTCGATCCTCGAGCCGTTCGTCGAGACGCAGCCCTGCGAGGGGCTCGCCGCGGCGGTCCGCGACCAGTACGGCAGCGTCACGGCGCGCCGCAAGGTCGAGCGCCACGAAGACACCAAGTACAGCGACACGCCGCGGGCGCGCCGCTGGCTGTCGCCGATCGAGTTCTACACGTCGGAACTCTACGACGAGTCCGACCTGATGCGGATGCTGACCGATCCGCAGTCGCCGCTCGTCCGCGCGCACGTCGCCGCGATGAATCGCGCCAAGGACTCGGTGATCCTGCAGGCGTTCTTCGCCGCCGCACCCATCGGCGAGCAGTTCACGGCCGGCGCGACCGTCGCCTACGACACGAACAACGACATCGCCACCGACGTCGACCTGCCCGGCACGCCGAGCGGCCTGACGCCGTTCAAGCTCATCAAGGGCACGGGCCGCCTGATGCGCAACCAGGTGGACACGTCCGCCGAGAAGCCGACCTGCGTCATCAACACGAAGGCGTGGGAGGACATGTTCGGCCAGGCGCAGTACATCAGCAGCGACTTCAACAGCGGCAAGCCGCTGACGAGCGCGCCGCGCGCGATCGATTACGGCGGCTTCAACCTCGTGCAGATCGAGCACGCCGACTTCCCGGTTAACGGCACGACCGACTGGCAGCTGCCGGCGTTCGTGAAGTCCGGCGTCGTGTTGGGCAAGTGGATGGAGCGCAAGGTCGAGGTGCAGCGCCTGCCGAACAAGGTGTCTTCGTGGGAAGTGAAGGTGCGCGAGAGCTTCGCCGCCGTTCGCGTCGAAGAGGCCAAGGTCGCGCGCATCCGCATCAAGTTCAGCTGATCGGCTCGGAATAGGAGAAAGACATGCCAGCCTTTTACCCGATCGAAGCCGGTCAGGTTGCCTCGCCGACGCGTCCCGTCGACCACGGCAACATCCGGCAGAAGTCCGTCATTCGGCGCACGTGGAACCTCGCGTCGCGCACGACCTCGGACACGTTCGAAGGTCTCACGCTGCCGCGCAATACGCGGCCGACGCGCGTCTCGCTGTTCCCGTCCGTGTCCCTCGGTTCGTCGACCATCGCGGTCGGCATCCAGGGCACGGCCGGCAAGTACCGTGCGGCGGCGACGGTCACGACCAACGTCGAGGCGGTGGTCGTGGCGCTCGGCGCTCCGGTGCTGGCGGCCGACGAGCCGGTGGTGCTGACCATCGGCGCGGCGACGCTGCCCGCGTCCGGCACGCTGACGTGTGAGTTCGAAGTCACGTACGAGTAAGCGAGCGCAGGTCGCGACAGTGACCAACGGCGCGCTCGGGGGTGACTCCGGGCGCGCCTTTTCGTTGAGAGGGACCGATGCCGACAGCCCTGAAGGTGAAGACACTGGTTCGCTACCCTGGAACCGGCGCTCCTTGGTCGAGCAAGCTTCCGGGGGCGTCCGTCATCAGTCTTGCGGCGCGGCGCTACGATGGCGCAAGCGGTGCGACCACCGTCAACGGCGGTATTCCGCTGCAACCGGGCCAACTCACGGCCGCGCAGCTTGGCAACGTTTCCATCGTCGAGGGCAGTACGGAGCGGCCGATCCGCGTCACGGCGCTGCAGGGCACGCACCCGGACGGGTCGCTTCGGGCGATCCAGGTACAGACCGACCTGACGTTTGCGACGAGCAGCGAGGCAAAGACGCTGACGCTGCGGCTGACGGTGCCGCCGACCGCCGGCACGGCCACGGCCACCACGATCAACTACGCGTGGATGCGGCAGCCGCGGCTGCTGTACTGCACCGACTCGGCGCATATGTGCCGCTCGCGCGTGTTCCCGCTGCCGCTGATCCCGATCGACGACCCGGCGGTTCCGTCGAGTTGGTACACGTTCCTGACGACGGACATGGATGCGCTGTACGAAGCCACGTATACGCGGACGCTCGCGGGCAACAACGCAGGGGCGGAATACGATCACCCGTATGAAATGGCCTGTGCGTTCGTCTCACAGGTATCGGCGCGACCGACTGCGGCGGTGCAGTACCTTCGCAGGGCGCTGGCGCACTACCTGAACGATTCGGCCGGGGTCACGGCGGCCGATGGACTCAGTTCTCAGGTCGGAACAAACGTCTACCTGTCTTTCGAGCGATTCGTTCCGTACTGCATTCCGCAGAGCGGCTCCTGGACTGGCTTCGACGACAACCCGGAAGGGCTGACGCGCAGCGCGACGGATCGTTCTGGCGCGGGCGCCGAATGGGCCTGTCGCTTGCTGTCGAGCGTCGCGATCTACTACCTGACCGGCTGGCAGCAGGCGCAGCTGCATACGCGCTACGCGGGCGGGTGGGCGTGGCGCGAATTGTCGGCGTTCTCCGCAACGATGGCGGCGAGCAGCGGCACGGCGCGCGACATGGTGAGGCGTCGCGGGCTGGGCGCGCAGGTTCATCACTATCTGCAGAACCCCGCCTCGAGCTACCTGTTCGCACCGAACCCGCCTGCCTGGGACGCGTCCAACTTCATGACGCCGGTCAATGCGTGGCGCAACGGCGCCGACGCGCTTGCCGCCGTGGCCCCGGCACCGCTGACTGGAGTGTTCGGTGCGGCGAACGCAACCAACAACCCGGTGCAGCCGGTGTTCCAGTTCGCGACCGTGGCCCCGTACCTTCTCTATCAGGCCTACCACATGGGCGTGTCGTCGACCGTCGTGGGCGATCGCATCAAGAGCGTCGCCGACTTCGTGCAGGCAATCTGCGGTGCGCCGGTCTACAAGGCGGTGAGCAACTGGGACGTCTACGTTTCGCCGTACGACGCGTTCGGCGACAGCGACCAGATCATCGATCTTCAGATGATGCAGACGCTGAACATGGCTTACACGTTCGCCTATACGGGGAACACGAGCTATCGCGACTGGGTTGACCGCGTCGCGACCGCCAAGCATTCACTGGAGCCGGGCGGCGCAGCCTATCAGACGATGGGCGGCTTCAAGCTGTGGGGGGAGCAGTTCCTGAATGCTCACCACGCGCTCGCGTACCGCAGCGGCGTCGCACATAGCGGGTGGTGGAACTGATGCCGACGCCAATCACGCCTGTTGCGCTGACGGTAGGCTCGCTCGAGACGTGGGTGACGGTCGACGTTTCCGCTCACGTGCCGTCGGGTACGACCGGCGTGATGATCCGCGTCCGCAACGACACGGGCAACGGCGCGATCGGCTATCGCAAGACCGGATCGACCGACACGTTCACGACGAACTCGCTCGCCGGACGAACCGGGTTCATCTGCGTCGGCGTCGATGGCAGTCGACGAGTCGATCTTTACAAGCAGTACACTAATTTCTCGTTCGATCTGATCGGGCACTTCGGTGCGGAGGCCGTGTTCTTCACGAACGCGGTCAGCAAGGGTCCGTACAACTCGTCGTCTACCTGGACCGACGTAGACATCTCGGGCGACACGGGCGGGGACACGGCCGTCGCCGCCATCGTGGCCATCGATTACGGGCAGACGCGGGGCGCCCGAAAGAACGGCAGCACCGATCCGCCGCGCCTCACGGACGAAAGCGCCGGGACGCTCATCGTCGGGTGCGATGGGTCCGAGGTCTTCGAGATCCAGACCGAGGGCAACGGCGTCAACCAGCGCGTGCTCGGCTATCTGAAGTCCGCCGTGACGATGCACACGGACGCCATCGACCGGTCACTTGGGTCGACCGGGGTATTTACCGACCTCGCTGCGCTGCCAGCTGGCGCGGTCATGGGGATCTACTCGGTATTCGGCGCTGGCAATGCTGCCCTGCGCAAGAACGGCGCGAGCGAGGACTACAGCGGGAACGGGCTCGGCGACTGTCACGCCATCGTGGAGTGCGACGGTTCGCGGCTTGTTGAGGGGCGGATCGCGTCGACTGGAACCGACTTCTACGAACTCGGGTACTTCACGACGGCGGCAGCGCTCCCCTCGCTGACGGATGTCGACAGCGACGAGATCCTGACCAGTGCGCAGTCCGGTGCGACGTTCACCGGCAGCAATCTCGGTGCGACCACGGGCGATAGGACCGTGGCGCTGGTGCAGGGCTCGACGGTCGTCACGCAGACGCAGACCGGCGGCAATTCGACCTCGGGAACCTTCAACGTCACGGGGTTCGGCGCGGGTGGGCTGCTGCGCTATGGGACGGCAACGACGCTGCGCGTGACCGTGGGCAGCGACGTTGCCAACTTCTCGCTGGCTTCCGTCAGTGGACAGACTGCGCCTATCACCCCGCCTGCCGGGCGCGCGTGGGTCACGTTCGGCTCGCTCGAGACGACGGCCGCATATCGACTGGAAGGCGATCCGGGCGACATCGCGCCGGGGCATCAGCTCGAGTACGACACGGCCGGCGGCACCCTGACCGTCAACAGCAATGGCACCGTCAGCGGCACGAGCGGAAGCACGACGAGTATCGTCGGCCGCATACAGGACGGGTCGGGATGGTCGGCCGACGTCACCGTGCCGATTACCGGCGGCGATGTCCCGGTCATTGGCACGCAGCCATCAGCGCAGACCGTTCTGCGCGGCGCGACCGCGACGTTCTCGGTTTCCGCGAGCGGATCTGCGCCGCTGAGCTACCAGTGGCGCAAGAACGGTGCCGCTATTGGCGGCGCGACGGCGGCGACGTATACGACTCCGGCAACCACCGATTTCGACAACGGCGCGCTGTACTCGGTGGTCGTGACGAATTCGCTCGGCGTCGTGACATCGTCCGCTGCCCTGCTGACGGTCAACGTCGCTCCTGCGATTACCACGCAGCCGGCCAATGTGTCGGTGGCGTCCGGGCAGGCGGCGACCTTCTCGGTCGTCGCAACGGGGCGGCCTTCCCCCGCGTTCCAGTGGCGTCGAGACGGCGTCGACATCGCCGGAGCGACCAACGCGACCTACACCACGCCGCTGCTGTCACTGAGCGATTCAGGCGCACAGTTCACGGTCGTGCTGTCGAGTTCGGTTGGTAACGTAACGTCGAGCGCGGCCGTGCTGACTGTAACGGCGGTGACCGCGCCGGTACAGCCGCCGGTTCCAGGCGCGATCCTGCCGCTCGAGCGAGTGTCGAAGGTCGCGATCGCCAATCAGGCGCTCACGAAGCTCGGCGTGTCGCTGATCGAGTCGTTCACCGAGGACTCGAAGGCCGCGCGCACGATGGCGGCGATCTACGATCGCATCCGCGACGCGGAACTGTCGCGCCGCTGGTGGAACTTCGCGAAGGCGCGCAAGCGGATGCCGGAGGCGATCAACGACGAGCCGACCGGGCCGTTCCGCTACAGCTACGCGCTGCCGGCGGACTGGTTGACGACGATCTACGTCGGCAACCTGCCGCTGTCGATGACGCTCACCGACCTGCAGACCTACGATCCGGGCGACTGGTCGCACGAGGGCGCGTACATCCTGACGAACACGGCGCCCCCGGCGGACCTGTTCTACGTTCGGCGCATCACCGACCCGACCCGCTACCACGCGCTGTTCGTCGAGGCGCTCGCCTGCCGACTGGCGATGGAAGCCGCCGACGCGCTGACGAACTCTCTCACGCGCTGGGAGAAGTGCGCGGCCGAGTACAAGGACGCGATCAAGGAAGCGCGCCGGGCGAACGCGATCCAGAACCCGCCGCAGAGCCTGCAGGACGGTAGCTGGCTCGGCTCGAGGCACTGATGCCGCGCGCGCATTCCCTGCGCAGTCAGTTCAACGGCGGCGAGCTGTCGCCGCTGCTGATGGGGCGCACCGACCTCGCGCGGTACGGCAGCGGTTGCCGCGTGCTGTTCAACATGCTGCCGACCGTGCAGGGTCCGGCCCGGCGCCGCGGCGGCACGCGCTACGTCGGGGCCGTGAAGGACGGCGCCAGCCGGACGTGGACGGCGCGCTTCGAGTTTTCGCGGACGCAGGCGTACGTTCTGGAGTTCTCGCCCGGCTGGGTACGGTTCTTCACGAGCCGCGCGCAGCTCGTCAGCGGCGGCAGCGCGTACGAGGTGGCGACCCCGTACACGGCTGGCGACCTGACCAACGCCGACGGCGCGTTCGGGCTGCGCATGGTGCAGTCCGGCGACGTGCTGTACATCGCCTGCGCCGGCAAGCCGCCGAAGAAGCTGTCGCGACTCGGGGCGACCAACTGGACGCTGACCGACTACGTGCCGAAGAACGGGCCGTTCCAGGACGAGAACCCGACCAAGACGCTGCGGCTGTACGCGAGCGCGCGCACCGGCAGCGTGACCGTCACGGCGTCGGCGTCCTACTTCACGGCCGCGATGGTCGGGCACCTGATCCGGCTGGACGTCGAGAGCTTCGACATCCCGCCGTGGGAGCCCGGCAAGGCGTACGCGGCCGACTTGCTGGTGCGCTCGGACGGCAAGACCTACAAGGCACTGAACGCCAACGGCACGCGCAAGTCGGGGTCGAAGACGCCGATTCACGAAGAGGGCACCGCGTTCGACGGCAGCGGCACGGTCGACGATCCGCCGGTCGCGGCGGGCATCGAGTGGGAGTTCCAGGACCCCGGCTACGGCGTCGGCACGATCACGGCCTACACCAGCGGCACCGTGGCCACGGTCGCCGTCGGCACCGACACGCCGCTCCCGGCCGGCGTGGTTGGCAGTGGCAACGCGACGAACGCGTGGCGGCTGGGTGCCTGGGGCACGGCCGGCGAGTACCCGGCGCACGTGTTCTTCTGGAACAACCGGCTCGGCTGGGCGGGCCGGCGCCGATTCTGGCTGTCGGTGCCGTCGGACTACGAGAACCACGCGCCGGACATCGTCGGCCAGGTGCGCGACGACGCGGCGATCAACCGCGCGATCGAGAGCCCGGAGGCGAACGCGATCACGTGGGCGCACGGCGGCGAGGTGCTGCTGATCGGCACCGAGGGTTCGGAGTTCATCGTCCGCAAGGGCACGGAGACGGAGCCGCTCGGCCCGGCGAACCTACAGGCCTATGAAAAATCGACCTACGGCTCGCGCGCGGTGCGGCCGGTGCGCGCGGCGCAGGGCGTGCTGATCGTGCAGAAGTCCGGTCGGCGGGTCCGCGAGGTGCGCTACGACAACGACAGCGGCACCTACGAGGCGCCGGACCTGACGACGCTCGCGCGGCGGCTGCCGGCGTCGGGCGTGATCGACTGGGCGTGGCAGCAGGAGCCGGACCGCATCCTGTGGCTCGTGATGGGAGACGGGCAGCTGTGGGGCCTGACGCTGGACCGCGAGCAGGAGGTGATCGCGTGGCACCGGCACGACGTCGGCGGGTTCGTGGAGGCCGTGCAGACGATCCCGGCGCCGGACGGCTCGCGTGACGACCTCTGGCTGATCGTGCGCCGCACGGTCGGCGGGGCGACGGTGCGCTACGTCGAGTTCATGGAGGCCGGGCTGGACGAGGGCGGCGCGCAGGCGGATGCGTTCTTCGTCGACTCGGGCCTGACGTACAACGGCGCACCGGCCACGACGATCAGCGGGCTCTCTCACCTGAACGGCCAGACGGTCGCGGTGCTGGCGGACGGCGGCGTCCACCGGCCGCTGACGGTCGCGAACGGGCAGATCGTGCTCGACGCCGCGGCCAGCCGTGTGCAGGCCGGGCTCGGGTTCCGGTCGATCGTCTCGCCAATGCCGCTCGACGACGGCGCGGCCCGCGGCACGGCGCAGGGGAAGACGAAGCGCGTGTCGCAGATCGACGTGCGGGTCTACGAGAGCCTCGGGTTCCGGGTGGGGCCGTCACTGTCCAAGCTGCGTCCGATCAAGGCACGCGATGCATCGGTGGGGCTCGGGAACGCGCCGCCACTGTTCACCGGCGACCTCGCGATCGACTTCGACGGCGATTGGGGGCCGGACGCGCCGATGTACTTCGTGCAGGACGACCCGTTCCCGATGACGCTGCTGGCGCTGATGCCGGAGGTCGTCACGAATGAACGTGGCTGAACTGCGGGCCGAGCACCTCGACCGCCTCAGCGTGCAGCCGTCACAGGCGTGGGCGCTGCCGCTGCTGCGCGGACCAGGCTACGTCGATTCGCTGCTCGCGGACGGCGATGCGTGGGTGGTCGAGCACGGCGAGCGTGTGGTCGCGGCTGGCGGGATCGTGCGTTTGCACGCGCAGCACGGCGAGGCGTGGACGCTGATCGCGCCCGACGCCGGCCCGCACATGCGGCGGATTCACAGGCTGGCGTGCGAGGTGCTGGACGGCTGCCCGTTGCGGCGGGTGCAGGCGTACGCGGACCCCGAGTTCCGGCCGGCGCAGCGGTGGCTGCGGATGCTCGGGTTCGAACTCGAGGGGTACTGCGCGGCGATCACGCCGCAGGGCCGGGACATGCTGCTATTCGCGAGGATCAGGACGTGAGCAACCCGTTTCAGGCGCTCGGCAAGGGGCTGATGTCGCTGGGCGACATCATGGACGCGAACGCGCAGTCCGGGTCGCTGCGGTCGCAAGGACTGATGGAGCAGCAGAACGAGCGGATGCTCTACCGTCGCGCCGAGCAAATCGGCTCCGAGGGCGCGCGCAACGAGGAGGCGCTGAGGCGTGACTACCGGCGGTTTGCGGGCAACCAGGCGGCGGCGATCAGCGAGTCGGGCCTGACGAACGACGGCAGCGCGCTCGATGTCGTCCGCGACTCCGAGACGCAAGCGAACATGGACGCGCTCAACCTCCGGTATCGGGCGACGTCGGAGGCGCAGGGCGCGACGTTCCAGGCGCAGCAGGCCGGGATGCGGTCGTCGCTGGCCCGGCAGATGGCGAAGCGGGTGCGGGCGTCCGGCTACCTGCGCGCGGTTGGCCGGTTCGCGGGGGGCTGACGTGGCACGCATCCGACAGTACGAACAGCGCACGAGCGCCCAGTCGGCCGAGATCCCGCTCGGTCGCGTTCCGAGCTACGGTGACGGCGGGGTGGGCGCGGCACTGGCGAGCGTCGGTGCGGGGCTGGTGCAGCGCGGCGAGCGCATCGAGCGCGAGAAGGCGCAGGCGGCGGACGAGGCGTACCGCAAGGAAGTTGACCGCGAGGGGCGCGTCGCGCTGACCAACGGCATCCAGTCGGAAGCCGAATGGGACCAGCACCTCGATTCTCTGGACTTCACCGACGAGGGCGCGCTTCCGGCGCTGGACAAGCAACTCGCCGAGGCGCGCGCCAAGTCGGCCGCGAACTACAAGACGCCGGAGGCCCGCGAACGCTGGGACACGATCTGGACGCAGGTCGAGACGAAGGTCCGCGGGCGGGCCATTGAGCGGCGCGGGCAGGCACTCGGCCAGCAGTCGACGGATCAGGCAGCCAGCGCGCTCGACACGGCGGCGCAGCTCGTCGGCCGCGATCCCTCGCGCTACGCCGCGCAGCGTGCGCTGGCGTTGAAGCTGGTCGAGGAACTGCCCGGTCTCGACGCGAACATGCGTCGGGACTTCGCGCGCGGCGTGGACGCGAAGCTCTCGGTCGCGGCGGTCGGCGCGATGATCCGCACGAACCCGCGGGCCGCGCTCAAGGCGCTTTCGGCGGCCGGCGACGAGAACGGCAAGGTCGGTATCGCGGCGATCGACGCGCTGGAGTTCGACAGGCGCGACGCGCTGACCGGGCACGCGCGCAGCGAAGTGGCGCGACTCGACGCCGATGCACGCGCCCGACAGGCGGAGGCGCGGGACGTGCTGCGAGCCGACGTCGAGGACGCGTTCGCCCAGCGGGCGATGGGCCTGCCGGCGACGATGCCCGACCGCAAGCGATTCGTCGCCGCGTACGGGGACGAGGGCGTCGGCCGGTACACGGCAGCCCGCACGCGCTGGACGGCCTACGACGCGGCGGCGGAAGCCGCGTTCCTGCCGCCTGCGGAGGCCGCTGGCAGGCTGTCGCGGCTCAAGGGTGCCGACGGTCAGGAGGGCGCCTCCGACCGGCTGGCGGCCTACCAGACGGCCGTACAGGTGTACGGCGAGCAGCGCCGACAACTGGAGGCGGACCCGGCGGCGGTACTGACGGCGCGCGATCCCGGCCTGCAGCGGCTGCTGGACGCGGGTGCGCAGGGCGATCCGGCGGCGCTGAAGCAGTACGTGGACCGGCAGCGGGCGCTGCAGGCGACGCTCGGCGTCGAAAAAACGGCGGTCGTGCCGGAGTCGATCGCGACGCGGGTCGCGGCGCAGTTGCAGCCGAACCCGGACCAGCCCGGCGCGAGGGCCGAGAAGATCCAGCAGTTGGCGCAGGCGTGGGGGCCGGCGTGGCCCGACGTGCTGCGGCAGGTGTCGCCGAAGCTGGAAGGCGCGGCGCGGGTGATGGTGAACATGCGGCCGGAGACCGCGCGGCAGCTCGACGCCGCGCTGACGCAGGACACGGCCGGCGCGGCGAAGGTGCTGCCGAAGGGCGACGCGACGCTGATCGACGAGACGGTGGCGCAGGAACTGGAACCGTTCGCGAACTCGCTGGCCGACAGTCTCGACGCCGAGAGCCGCATCGACGAGCACGCCAGCGCGGCGAAGGCGCTCGCGCTGTCGCTGCGGCTGCGCGGAGTCGGTGCGGCCGACGCGGCCCGGCAGGCCGTGCAGGCGGTGGTCGGCGAGCAGTACGAGTTCCGGGGCCAGGCGCGCATCCCGCGGGCGTTCGACGCCGACGCGGTGATGGACGGCGCACGGCGGGCGCAGGAGCGGCTACTGGGCGAGACGCTGGCGGTCGCGGCGATGCCGAACTCGGACGCGGCGGCGGCGCAGAAGGACCTGAAGTACAACGTCCGCGCGCAGGGCTACTGGGCGACCAGTCCCGACGGCGGCGGGCTGGTTCTGCGTATCCCCAGCCGGCGCGGGGCGGGGACGGTCTACCGCGCCGACGGCAAGCCGGTCGCGTACAGCTGGGCGGAACTCGCGGCGTTCGGGTCCGAAGGCACGTTCGGCGCGCCGTACGACGCCAAGCGCGACACGGTGCCCTGATGCCGCTGCAGACCGCGGGACTGGTCGAGACGGACTACACGCAGGCGGACCTGACGCCGGATCCGTCGGTGGTGCGCGGGGCGGTGGTCGAGCAGGCGTTCTCCGACCTCGTCGGGCCGTCGATCCTGCGCGGCTCGGAACTGTCGACCGCGCGCCGATTCGGCGGCATGGCCTACGGCAACCTGACGCCGGACGCGGCGCGCGCGTGGGTGGCGGGGCAGGGACTCGAGAGCGACCTGGCGATCGAGGACCGGCAGTACAACCCGCTGGAGCTGTCGATCCTCGCGCGCCGTAAGACCGAGGAACTGCGGCGGCAGGCGATCCTTGCCCGCGCGCCGTCGGGCGCCGGGGCGCAGTTGGGCCGGTTCGGGCTGACGCTCGCGACCTCGCTGGCCGACCCGCTGACGATCGCGTCCGCGTTCGTGCCGGTGGTCGGCGAGGCGAAGTACGCGCAGCTGCTGGCGCGAGCGGGGCAGTCGGCCGTGGCGCGCGCGGGCGTGCGGGCCGGCGTCGGGGCGGTCGAAGGCGGCGTCGGTGCGGCGCTGGTCGAGCCGCTGATTCTGGCCGCCAAGACGCAGGAGCAGGCCGACTACGGGCTGGCCGACTCGCTGCTGAACATCGGGCTCGGGACGGTGTTCGGCGGCGGGCTGCACGCGGTGGGCGGGGCGGTCGGGGACCGGCTGCGTGCGCCGCGCGTCGTCGAGACGATCAACGAGCGGCTCGCGGCCGAGGAGACCCGCGCGGCGGCACCGGCGCCTGACGCACCCCGAATCGACCCGGCCCAGTACACGGCCGCGCGCGAGACCGGCGGGCCGGACGAATACTTCCGGCAGGCGACGATGCTGCGCGAGGCGCTCGCCCGCGTCCCGGACGTGGACCCGAACGATCCGCGCTCGCTGTCGAAGGCGCTCGGCACGAAGGCCGTGCCGCTGTCGCACTTCATCCGCGACACGGGCGGGATCGTCGATGACGGCGGAGAACTGTCCGCCCGCGATGTCGGCGCGAAGGATCTGCCGGGGCTGGTGCGCAAGGCTGGCACGTCGGACGCGGGCATGGACTCGGTGCGGCAGCGCGTGTGGGAGGCCGGGTACTTCCCGGACCGGGCCGACTACAACGACATCAGCGACTCGGACCTGTTCGACGCGATCACCGAGGACGTGCAGGGCAACCGGCGCTATCCGCAGGACGTGCAGGAGCGGCTGCGCGAGATCGGCGCGGACCAGGAGTTCGCCGAGGCGATGCGCCGGGACGGGATCACAAAGGCAATGAGCGCCGAGGACATCGCGCGGCATCTGCGCGACCTCGACGACTCCGCGAAGGCGTACAGCGAGGCCGGTGGCGTCGACCCGCAGTCGCTCGCCGAGTACGACACGGCGGCCGAACTCGCCGCCCGTGCCGGCCCCGAAGTCCGCGAGGCGGCGCTGCGGACCGCGGTGTCGCAGGCGGTCACAGGGCGGCCGGTGGACGTGGACGCGATCCTGCGGCGGCAACTGCCGGACGTGGAGCGGCTGTCGCGGCCGGACCCGGACGCCGCACCGCTTGCCGACGTGGAGGCGCTGCGCCGCGTGGACGAGACGCTGGCGGCGGGCGAGACGGCCGACGAAGCGGCGGTCAAGCAGCAGATCGCCGACCTCGACGCCGAGGTGCGCGCGCTCGAAGCGGAAGCGAAGGTCGACGAGGTCGACGACGTCTTCCCGGCCGAGATCCGTGAGGAACTCGACGCCGCTGCCGCCGCGGCCGACGAGGCGGCACTGACCGACCGCGCCGGCCGGATGCTGGCCGCGTGCGCACTGAGGTTCGGAACATGAGCGCCGTCCCGAAGGACTGCATCCAGCGCGTCGCGACCGCGCTCGGCGGCAAGGCCACCCCGCAGCAGCTGCAGCTGATCGCGTCCAACCTGACGAACGTGCAGCAGCAGATCGTGAACGCGGGCAGCAGCCCGACGACGGCGCTCACCGCCGCGGCCGCGCGCGTCGCGCAGCAGGCGCAGCTCGCCGCGCTGATCGCGAAGCGCAACGCCGCGCTGAACGCAATCCGCTACCGTGCGCTGACCGACTACGTCTCGACCCACTGGCAGGGCAGCGAGGCCGAGGGCCTGCGCGCGCTGCTGACCGGGTCGATCCGTGCGAAGACGGGTGCCCGCGCGTCGGCGGCGCTGGAGCAGCGGATGCTCACGAACACGTATCTCGGCAGCCTGACGACCGAGCTCGAGCGCGGCGGGCTGATCGACGCGTGGCGAACGGGCTCGCTCGACCAGGACGTCGCGCGCGCGCTGTGGGCGCTGAACTCGCCGAACCCGAGCGTCGCGGGCCTGCCGCGCGAGGCGGTCGACATCGCGAAGGCGGTGCACCGGGTGCAGGAGGCCGCGCGCGCCGACGCCAACAAGGCCGGCGCGTGGATCGGCAAGCTCGAAGGCTGGGTCGTCTCGCAGTCGCACGACGCGTGGAGGCTGATGCAGCGCGGGTTCGACCAGTGGCGCGCGACGATCGAGCCGCGGCTGGACTGGGCGCGGATCGAGGCCGAGCGCGGGCCGATCGCCGACCGGGCGAAGTGGCTGAACGAGACGTACACGAACCTCGCCAGCGGCGTGCACCTGACCGCACGCGGCGCGTCGAAGACCGACGGGTTCAAGGGGCCGGCGAACCTTGCGAAGAGGATGTCGCAGGAGCGGGTGCTGCACTTCCGCGATGCCGACGCCTGGTCCGAGTACAACGCCGAGTTCGGGCGCGGGTCGCTGCGCGAGGCGGTGTTCCACGGGCTGATGGGCTCGGCGCGCAACACCGGCCTGATGCGCGTGTTCGGGCCGAACCCCGAGGCGATGTTCAACCGGCTGACGACCGAGTTCCGCGAGCGAATCCGCAAGGCCGGCGATGCGAAGGCGTCGCAGAAGTTCGACACCGCGACCGCGGACGACGGCTGGCTGACGAACCGGCTGAAGGAAGTCTCGGGCGAGGTGAATCGGCCCGTGAACGAGACGCTCGCACGGTACGCCGCGAACGTGCGCGCGTGGCAGTCGATGGCGAAGCTCGGAGGCGCCGTGATCTCGTCGGTCACGGACCTCGCGACGTACGCGTCCGAGCTGTCGTATCAGGGCCGCGGGTTCCTGTCCGGCATCGGCGAGGCGATCGGCGGCGTCGTGCAGGGGCGCGCGGCCGGCGAGCGACAGGAGATCCTGTCGTCGCTCGGCGTGTTCTTCGACTCGATGGTCGGTGACATCACCCGGCAGGGCTCGCTCGACGAGAGCATGGGCGGCGCGACCTCGCGGATGCTGCAGACGTTCTTCAAGTACAACCTGCTGAACTGGTGGACGGAGTCGCTGCGCTCGAGCGCGGGGCTCTCGATGTCGCATCACCTGGCGCTGCAGGCCGGGAAGACGTTCGACCAGCTCGCGCCGGAGATGCAGCGGACGCTCGCGCTGTTCGAAGTCGACGCGCCGACGTGGGACCGCATGCGTGCGGCGGGTGTCCGGAAGGCGGCTGACGGCGTCGAGTTCATGGTGCCGGACGGGATGCAGCCGGCCGACGCCGACAAGCTGCGGCGGTACGTGGTCGACCGCGCTGACACCGCGGTGCTGCAGCCGGACGCCGACGCGCGCTCGATGCTCCGGCAGGGCACGCGCTCGGGGACGATCTCCGGCGAGCTCTTCCGGATGATCGCCCAGTTCAAGGGCTTCCCGGTCGCGTTCACCCGCCAGGTTCTCGGCCGCGAGCTGTACGGCCGCGGCGCTGAAGGCGGCACGGTGAAGGGCCTCACGCAGCTGATGGTCGCGACGACCGTGCTCGGCTACGCGGCGATGGCGACGAAGGATCTGCTGAAGGGAAAGACGCCGCGCGACGCGACGGACCCGAAGACGATCGCGGCCGCGATGGTGCAGGGCGGCGGCGCGGGCATCTACGGCGACTTCCTGTTCGGGCAGTACAGCCGGAGCGGCAACCGGGCGCTCGAGACGCTCGCCGGCCCCGCGCTGGGGACTGGCGCCGAGGTCGTGAACCTGTGGGCGAAGCTGCGGGCCGGGGACGCGGACGGCGGCGACGCGCTGCGGCTGGCCGTGAACAACACCCCGTTCGCGAACCTGTTCTACACGCGGATCGCGGCCGACTACCTGTTCCTGTACGACGTGCAGGAAGCGATCTCGCCGGGCACGTTGCGGCGGATGGAACAGCGGGTGCAGCGCGACAACGGGCAGACGTTCCTGTGGTCGCCATCGCAGGACCGGGCGACGCCGATCACGCAGTAGGCGTTGCAGTAGTGGCTTGGGGCGGCACCCTGCCGGCATGACCGTCCCCAGCACGCAGAGCCGAATTCAGTACACCGGCGACGGTGTGTCGACGCAGTTCGACTTCCCGTTCGCGTTCCAGAAGAACGCCGATATTCGGGTACTGCGTATTTCGGCGACCGGCGTTACGACGACGCTCGTCGAGGGCTCGGACTACGCGCTCGCATCGGTGTCCGGCGGCGGGCGGGTGACGCTCGGGGTCGCGCTGCCGACCGGCGCCAAGCTGACGATCTTCCGCGACCCGGAACTCGTGCAGGAAACCGATCTTCGCGAGAACGATCGCTTCTTCGCCGAGACGCTGGAGCAGGGGCTGGACCGGCTGACGCAGATCAGTCAGGCGCTCGCCGTGCGGCAGGAGCTCGCGCTGACGCTGCACGAGGCCGAGGTCGGCCCGAATACCGAGATCCCCGACGTCGCGACCCGCGCCAACAAGGTGCTGGGCTTCGACGCGGCTGGCAACCTGGTCGTGGTCGAAGCCTCGACCGGCTCCGGCGGCGGGGGCGGCACGCCGGGGACGCCGGGCGTACCGGGGCAGAGCGCCGTGGCCGTGGTGCTGTCGCGGCCGAGTGTCACGGTGCCGGCCGATGCGTCGGGCGTGGTGTCGGACTTCTCGCAGGCGACCGGCAACGTCCTCGTGACGCAGGGCGCCGTGAGCGTGACGACGCTGTCGGCGTTCTCCGTGATCCAGCAGACCAACTGCACCGGCACGGTGGACGCGAACGGCGTCTACGCGGTGACCGCGTTGTCCGCCGATACCGGCGCGCTCGGCATCCGGGTCACGTACGCGTCCGTCACCTACGACGTGTTCTTCACGCTGACGAAGTCGCGGGCCGGCTCGCAGGGGCCGGCCGGATCTGGCACGGGGGCGCTGGCGATCATCCTGTCGCGCGACTCCGCACCGTTGCCCGCGTTCGCCGACGGCTCGGTGCCGAGCTACGCCGGCATCAACGCGCTGGCCCGGTTCTACGACGGCCCGACCGAAGTCACGGCGACGACAACGTGGTCGATCGCGTCGACGGCGAACTGCACGGCCACGATCAACACCGCGACGAACACGCCGGTGAACGGCCAGCCGCGCGGCTACTTCGAAGTGACGGCGGTCACCGCGGATGTCGCGACCGTCACCGTGCAGGGCGTCTACTCCGGCAACACGCTGCAGCGCACGTTCCAGGTCTACAAGATCAAGGGCGGCTACGAGATCGTCGCGGCGCTCCCGGCGACGAACCTGTTCGCCGGGCGGCTGGTGTACCTGACGACCGACGCGAAGCTGTACCGGTACACGGGCAGCGCGTGGTCGAAGGCGGTCGACGGCGGCGACGTGCTTGCCGGCACTGTCACGACGAACGCGCTCGCCGCGGGGGCGGTCACGGCCGCGATCATCAACGTGACGCAGCTGTCCGCGATCGCCGCGAACCTCGGCACCGTCACGGCCGGGCTCATCCGCGACGCCGCGAGCCGCACGCGCTTCGACGTGACGGCCGGGACGCTGATCTTCAACAACGGCACGCACATGCTCGCGTTCGGGCCGGGGTTTGGCACGAGCGGCCAGTTCTACCTGTGGGGCGGCCCGACGCAGGCCAGCCTGAGCACGTGTTCCGAAGCGAACGCGGTCATCTACATGAAGCTCGACGGCACGGTGGGTGCGCGCCTCGTCGTGCTCGCCGGCTCGACGCTGCCCTCGCCTGCGCCGTTCTCGGCCGGACCCGCGGAAGGTGCGATCTCGTCGGTGGGCGGCAACGGCGGGCGGGTCTACGCCACGCGCACCGCGCTCATCAGCGGCGGTCGCGCGCCGTACACGATCATCTGGTCGATCGGGAATCTCAAGCAGGACATCGAGCCGCCGCTGGCGGGACGGTCGATCAACCTGACGAACCCGACGAGTTCGGTCGTCACCGTGTCCGGCGTCTGCACCAACGGAATCCTGTACGGGGACCTGGTGCTGACCGTCACCGACGCCGACGGACGAGTGGCGCAGGGCTACGCGCCGATCACTGCACAGCACGGCGTCCCGCCGTAAAGGGCTCTCGATGGAAACCTACCTCTCGCTGCTGATCGTGGCGGTCGCGATCGCGGCGGCATTCTGGTACGTGCGCCGTCGGCGCGGATCGTCCGGCTCCGGTGGCGGCAGCGGCGGCGAGGGGCGCGAGGTAGAGAAGTGAGCGACGACCGCCACGAGTTCCGCGTAGGCCCACTCAGCATGGGCGACCTGATCGCGCTCGGCGCGGTCGTGTTCATGTCCGGCGCGCTGTGGTTTCAAGTGGGCCTGATGCAGAAGGAGCAGGAGCGCATGAACGTGCGCCTGTCTGCGCTGGAGCAGGTGGTGCCGAGCAGCTACGTGCGCCGTGAGGACTACCGCGAGGACATGCGCGAGGTGAAGGAGCTGCTCAGGAGGATCGAGGTCAAGGTCGACACGAAGCAGGACCGGCCGCTGTGATTCCGTGGCTGGCGATCGCGCGGCGCTATCTCGGCCTCGCGGAAATCCCCGGCCGCGAGCACAACCCGACGATCGTGCGCTGGCTGCGCGACCTGCGCGCCTGGTGGTCCGAGGACGAGACGCCGTGGTGCGGCACGTACTGCGCTGCCGTGATGCGCGAGGCTGGCATTGAGCCGCCGAAGCACTGGTATCGCGCGCTCGCGTGGCTCGATTTCGGTACGCCGCTGATGCTGCCGCAGGTTGGCTGCATCGTGGTCTTTGACCGCAAGGGCGGCGGGCACGTCGGGTTCGTCGTCGGCGAGGACGAGCAGATGCGCCTGATGGTGCTCGGCGGCAACCAGGGCAATCGGATCAGCATCGCGCCGTTCGACCGCTCGCGGGTCCGTGGCTATCGATGGCCGGACAAGACCCTGCATTCCGTCGCGCCGCTGCCGCGGCTCGCGTCCAACGGCCAGCCCGTATCGAGCAACGAAGCATGAACACCGACCGCACCGTCGCCGTCGCGCAGATCACGCTCTCCGTCGTGTTCCTGCTGGGCTACTTCGCGATGTTGGCGCTGTTCATCACCGGCAAGGTCGCGACGCCGGTCGAGTGGAAGGACACGCTCGCCGCGTTGCTGTCGGTCCTGACGGCCGGCGTGCTGTCCATCGTCGGGTTCTGGTTCTCGCGCTCGAGGCCGCAGGAGCCGAAGGCGTGAGCCTGCGCGCGCTCGGGCTGGTCGGCGACGGTCTCACGCTCGCGAAGAACTTTGCCCCGTGGTTCGGCGGGGTCGCGTTGGTGGCCGCGCTGGGCGGCGTAGCGCTCGGCGCATGGGGCGGCGTTCGGTGGACGGAGGCAAGGGCGCTCCGGGCCGAGAAGGCACTCGCTGAGTTCCGGGCCGAGCTCGCGACCGCGACTGGCGAGGCGGAGCGGAAGGCGGCGGAGCGGCAGGCGCAGGCGGCTGAGGCGCGGGCCGAGCATGACCGCACCATCACCCGCGCCGTCGACAGCATCCCGGCGAAGGTCGCGGCGATCATCGCACCGCAGTTCGCGCAGATCCGGAGGGACCTCGATGACCCGCAGTGGAATTGCCTGCGCGTGCCTCTGCCTGGCACCACTCTTGAGCGGCTGTCCCGGCCCGGTGGCACCGCCGCGGATCGTTGAGATCGAGGTGCCGGCCGAGGTGCCCGAAGCGTGTCGGCGGCTGTGCGCCGTCACCCTCCCAGCGGGCTCCACGGCGCTCGACGTGATGGAGAAGCAGGCGGCCTGCATCCGGCAGTACGAGGAGCAGGTCGCGGAGTGCGCGCGGGGGCCGAAGTAGCCGTCCCTTGCCAGCGCCTTGCCAGTTCTGGGAAGTCTGCTCGTAAGTTGCTGATTCTGGTGGGCGCGACAGGGATCGAACCTGTGACCCCTTCCATGTCAACGACGGTGCTATCCGTCGTTTACGGCTACTTGAGACGACCCGAGTAGCAGGTCGGCAACGTTCGAATTCAACGGGTTGGCGTTCGCACCTTGCCAGTCCCTTGCCAGTGGCAGCCAGCTCGGGGCGAGCTCGCGGAGCATGCGCTCGATCGCGTCCCGGGCGGCGCCCATGAAGTCCGGCCGCGCGTGCGCGTAGCGCTCGGTCATCGTGCCGCCGAACCGGTGCGCGAGGAGCGCGGAGACGTCGGCCTCCGGCACCCCGTGCGCGCGCAGCCAGGTCGCCGTGTACTTCCGGATCCGATACCCCGATCCCGCGACGCCGGCGCGCTCGCAGATCCGCTGCAGCTTCTTCTTCCACTCGCGGATGGGCCGAATCGTCTTCGTGTGCTTTTCTGAACGCACTACGGGGCCGATGGAGCGGCGCGCCTCCAGGTAGTCGCGCAGGGTAGGGGCGACCGGCGCGATGGCCCTGCGCTTCTTCGTGATGCGTCGGCCGGGCACCCGGAAGTCGATCATCGTCGGCGCGACGCGGTCCCACGTCAGGTCTGGTACGGCGCCCGGACGGCAGGCGGTCGCGAGGCAGATCAGCACGAGCAGCCGCTCGCCTTCGGTCTGGCAGGCCTCCAGCACCGCGCGCATTTCCTCAAACGTGAACGGGTCGACGCCAGCGGTTTCCTCGGCCTCGGGCCGTGCGAGGGGCTTCGTGTCCGGCAGCTCGCCGAGGTCGGCCGCGCGCTTCAGGGCGGACCGGATCACGCCCATGTACCGAGAGATCGTGCCGGCGCTGCAGCCGAACGCCCGCAGCTGCTCGATGAACCACAGCTGCTTCGACCGATCGAAGCCGGCGACCGTGACGCCGGGCAGGTGCTCGTTGACGTGCGCCAGCGCGTAGCGGATCGGGTCGCGGGAGGTGCGGCTCTTGCCGTGGTGCTGCCAGTAGCGGGACAGCACGAGCTGAACGGTTACGAGGTCGGGTCGCTGGTCGCGGGGGCGGTCGAGTTCGAGGACGAGCTTCGCGCGTGCCGTCTCAGCTTCGGCGCGATCGCGCGTGCGAGCCGATCGGCGGCGTGGGCGTCCAGATTCGTCGGTCCAGCAGACGTAGTAGGTGCCGGGGCGGTCGGGGAAGTCGTTTCGCAGGTAGAAGCGCACGCGGTCACCTGGACGTAGCGGGCCAGCTGGTCCTCCCGGATTTTGACCACTCGGCCGATCCGGATAAAGCCAAGCCGGCCGCGGCGGCGCTCCCGGGCGACCGTCTCGGGGTCGCAGCCCAAGTACTCGGCGGCCTGTTCGTCTGTGTACAGCTTCGGGAGGGCCGTGATCACCGCAGCACCTCGATCACGTCCCCCGGCGTCAGGGCAGCCGCCCGGTCTCGCTCGTCGATCCCGAACCGCAGGACGACGGACACGGTGCCGCGCCGCATGACGGACACCTTCGACACGACCGCGCGCAGGCCGCCGTCGCTCGCGGCGTGGTGATCGGTGCGGCACTTCGGGCTGCAGAACTTGGCCCACCGCTTGCGCGGGACGAACGGAGAGCCGCAGTGCGCGCAGGGCTGACCGTCGGTGCCGCCCTGCAGGGGATCGCGGCGCGGTGCAGTTGCCGATGCATCGGAGCGGCTCACGGCTGCACCTCGTCCCGCAGCGCGCAGCGCATCCGCTCGCGGATGCGGTTCGCGTCGATCCGGTACCCGTTCTGCAGGTCGTGGCCGATCAGCTTCAGCACGTGCTGCGTCTCGGTCTGGTCGAACCAGCTCCACGCGAGCGCGATGTCGAACCCGTCACGTTCGCGCGCCTTCCGTGCGCCGTCCTCCTCGAACCGGCGGATCAGCCGCTCGATCGCGCTGACCGCCAAGATGACGAACAGGGCCGCGACGATGATTGCCACCGCCGCGATCACGATCCACCCGACGACCTCAGCCATTCGGCACCTCCGGCATGTGCGCCCAGTGCGTCACGTCGTTCGCCGTGTACTGCACGCCTCCGCCAGCGTCTATCCAGCCGGCGGCGTCTCGGTACGCCATCCAGACCTCGCCGTCGGACATCACGATTAGCACCGTCTCGTCGTCGTCCGGCAGCCGCTCGGCGCTGGGGACCCACTCGATCGACGTCTTCATGCAGCCACGGCGCCGGGCACCGCCTCCTCGCAGAAGTTCGCGGCCACGATCGCGGCCGCAACGGGTGGCGAAACCGAGTTCCCGCACAGCGCGACCTGGCTCCGAGTGGAGCCCAGGAGCTGCACGTCCTCCGGGAACCCCTGCGCGCGGTACAGCTCGCGCGGCGCGAGCATCCGCAGGCCGATGTCCGCGATGTAGTGCGGCTCGCCGTGCACGGTCACGAGCCCGAACCGGTCCTTCGACACGATCGTCCCCATCGGCTCCGCCAGCGACCGGCCATGGCGCTCGTTGCCGTAGTAGGCGACGAGGAACGCGGCGACCTGCTCCCGCCGATCGGGCGCGAGCGTCGCCGTCACGAGCGAGTGGTGATCCGTCGCCGTGACGGTCGGCATCGGCTGCTCGAGCCCGCGGCCGACGACGCCGGTGAAGTGCCGGGCAAGGAAGGCCGCGACCAGGCAGTGCCGCGCCTTCGTGGTGATCGTCGAGAGCGGGTCGGCAGCCCCGCGGATCGCGGAGCCCGGCTCGCTGCTCTGGTGATCGATCGTCATCACGAGGAACGGCTGGCGGGCGTGGACGACGTACCGCATCACGCCGGCCGCGACTCGGCGCAGCGTCGCGTCCGCGAGCGGCTTTCGGCGTTCGAAGATCGACGCGCAGGGGAGCGTCCAGTCGATGCACTCGCCGGCCGTGCGGTACGGCTGCAGGCCGTGGCCGTGCGTCGGCTCGGGCCAGCGGATTGGCTGCCCGTCGCAGCGCGCGATCACGAACAGCCGCTTCCGGCTCGTCGGTGCACCGTAGTCGCACGCTTTCAGCTCGCGCGCGTCGAGCTCGTAGCCGAGATTCTCGAGCTGCCGCCACCAGCGGCGGAACGTCATCCCGCGGCGCACTGGGCACGGCCGGCCGTCGTCGAGCAGCGGACCCCAGTCGGCGAACTCCTCGACGTTCTCGAGGCAGATCACGCGCGGCTGCACCGCCTTCGCCCAGTGATAGACGACCCATGCGAGCCCGCGGATCTTCTTCGACCGGGGCTTGCCGCCCTTGGCCTTGCTGAAGTGCGTGCAGTCGGGTGAGAACCAGGCGAGCCCCACGGGCCGGCCGCTGGTCGCCTCGCGCGGGTCGACCTTCCAGACGTCCTCGCAGAAGTGCCGCGTTCCCGGATGGTTGAGCCGGTGCATCGCGATCGCCTCGGGCGAGTGGTTGATCGCGATGTCGGGCGAGCGGCCGAGTGCCCACTCGATCCCGGTGGACGCGCCGCCGCCGCCGGCGAAGCTGTCGACGATCAGTTCGCGCGTCATGCAGCCTGACCCTCGCGCTCGCCGGCCTCAGGCACGAAGATCCCGCGGTCGGCCATGGACGCCTTGATCCACTCGACGTGGTCGGAGAACTCCTGCTTGTTCATGCCGGACGAGCGCCGGATCGGGCGCGCGCGCTTGCGGCCGAACCCCTCGGTGATCTCCCAGCCGAAGTGCTCGCCGAGCAGGAACTCGTGGAGATCGTCCGCGGTCCAGCCGCGCAGCTGCTCGCCGCCTTGCTCGAGGATCGACCGGTACACCGCGCCCCAGAGGTAGGCGTTCTGCGAGTCGGTCCGGCGCGGCTTGTGCGGCGCGACGGTCACGTCGAACGGGTGATTAGGCGGCAGCGCGGACAGCGCGCGTGCGATCCGGTCGATCACTTCGGCGCGCGTCGCGCTCGCCGGGAGGCGCCAGACCCGTGCGTTCACAGCAGCCGCTCCACGCGCTCGACCCGCCAGCAGTCCCGCGACCGGTCGCGGAACGACGTTGCTTTCAGGCGCCGGAACGCGGCCTCGATCGCGGCGTCGTCGTCGTCCGCGTTCACGTCGACCTTCCCGTCGTACTGCGCGTACGGGCCGGGCGTTGAGCGCATCCACACGCGCCAGC